TATATGCACAAATCCGGAATAATGCTTTTCCATCATTGCATGGTATCAATGGATGGCGTGCCTTTTAAACGACTTAAGCGCATAACAGAACGGTTTGAAGTCGAGAGTACCCAGTTTGATAAAATGTGTTCCAATCGAATGAAAATTCCTTTTGATGAATACTTAAAAAATATTGATGATAAAGACTGGCAACTAAGTCCCAAAGAGGCAGTAAAAGTTGGTGCCGCAGACGAGATTGTAGACGTTGAATGTAGTCCTGCTATGCGGAAACAAGACATTAACATGGCACCTATTCCTAAGTTTGATGGAGCTGCTCCCACCACGCTTTGCAAAATTATTGATAAAATGAACAAGGAGAGTTTAAATGGAACAAAAACCAAAACAAAATAAGGCATCTGCCATGGAACTAAAAGAACTTAAAACCTACCGTCCTGTGCAATTTAATAAGCAACTTGAAAGCTTCTTTCACCCTGCCAATCCAAAATTTAAAGGCTTAACAATGCAGTTTGATGCTACGTTGCAGGTCGTTCGTATTGACTTGCCAGGAAAAGACAGTGTTATGATTGTCCCGGCCAATATCGAATACATGAAGTAATATGCCCAAAAAGCTGATTTCCCGCAAGGCAATTGAGCGCGAACTTCAGCGTAGGTTTGCGCAGACTTCTAGCAAAGAGGCTACCCCCTTTGTGCTTGAAGAGTTTTGCTTTCCGGAGCAGCTTGCGTTTATTAAAGACACGGCCCGATTTAAAACTGCCGTATGTAGTCGCCGAGCTGGTAAATCAACTGCTTGCGTGGCCGACATGCTTTATACAGCACTTAACCAACCAGGCGACGTGCTTTACCTAACGCTAAATCGAAGAAGTGCAAAAAGAATTATCTGGCGCGAACTACTGCGCATCAACAAAGATTTTAACCTACAAGGCAAACCTGACAACACCGAGCTAACATTAACCTTGCCAAACAAAAATGTTATTCACATATCTGGTGCAAAGGACGAGGCCGAGGTTGACAAAGTTCGGGGTATGCACTTCCGAAAAGTTTACATCGACGAAGCGCAGGCATTCCGCCCCTATATTAAGGAGCTTATTGAAGATGTTATTGAGCCTGCACTCACAGATTATCGCGGTTCGCTCATTCTTATTGGCACTCCTGGTCCGATTCCTGCTGGATATTTCTACGAGACCTCAACTGGCGAAGGCTGGTCGCACCACCACTGGACCATGCTCAATAATCCATTCTTGGAAAAGAAGTCGGGCGTTCCGCCTATTATAACAATTAGAGAGACTGCTGAGCGCCGAGGGCTATCTTTAAGTAGTCCCAGTATTCAGCGCGAGTTCTTTGGACAATGGGTCAAAGACGTAGACAGTCTTGTTTATAACTTTGATTCAACTAAAAATATTTATCACACGGACTTGCCAAAAGACTTGCGATACGTTTTTGGAGTGGATATTGGATATCGAGACGCAGACGCCATTGCCGTGCTAGGTTATAGCGCCAGTGAGCGCAAAGTCTATCTAGTGCAAGAGTACGTTCGCAGTAAAAACGACATCACAAGCCTGGTAGAAGAACTAAAACGGCTTAAAGACAAGTATGACCCTGTTAAAATTGTCATGGATGCGGGCGCACTTGGTAAAAAAATTCAAGAGGAGATTCGCATACGACATAGCCTGCACACCGAGGCGGCGGAAAAAACGCGAAAAGCCGAGTTTATAACGCTTTTAAACGATGATTTGCGCACCGGCAAGCTCCAATGCCCCCTAAATAGTCAGTTCGAAGAAGACTCATATCTTCTACAATGGGACTTAGAGTCAGAAACGGTCATGAAAGTAAGCAACAGATACCACTCTGACATTGCTGATGCCTTGCTTTACGCCTGGAGAGAGTGCCGCCACTTCTACGAGCGGGAACAAGAAGCAAAACGCCCAACTCCCGACGAATATATGGAGCAGCTTGAAATAAAACTGGCCGAAGAAATGGAGCGCCAGAAGGAATCCACAAATGAGTTTACCGACGTAAATGATTGGGAAGACTTAGGAATTTCGGACGGTGGTTTTTTTGAAGAAGACCCTTGACAATAGTCTTAATTTGTGCTATAAGCCTGTTTGTACCTAAAATCTGCACAATATGGAAGTGCTAATGTTTGATAACTCTGAAAAATTAAAAGAGTTTATTCTTTGGGCCAAATCACAGCGAATTGAAACTGTGAAAATAGGCGAAATTGAAGTCAGATTTTCAAATCTTGCATTTATCGATGATTTAGCCAGCCTTGAACAAGAATTGACTGCGCCAGTTCCAGCAAAAACGGAAGAACGCAATACTTCCAAGACGTTAGTTGACACTTTATCAACCGATGACGATGAGGAACTGCTCACTTGGTCTTCTAGGCCATAAGCAGCATATTAAATGAATAAATTTTGGTACGACCTTAACGGCAAGGCATTGTCTGAAGCCGTGTTTCAATACATTCACAGACTTGACCAGGACCAGCCCAATATTCAATTGGATAACCTGCGTAACATGCGCCTATATGGCAACATGGAATCCAGTTCTTTGCGGAACTATGGTTTATATCGTGCTGAGCCAGTAAGTGCGGTTGCAAACCGGGTCACTCTAAACGTTATCCAAAGCATGATTGACACTGTGGTGTCGAAGTTAGCTAAAAATAAGCCTCGCCCCAGCTTTTTGACTGACGGTGGCGACTGGGAACAACAGCGAAAAGCCAAAAAACTAACGCAGTTCACCGATGGCTTGTTCTATTTGACAGACTACTATGCTAAACGTGCCATGGCCTTGCAAGATTCATGTATTTTCGGCACGGGTGCGTTAAAAGTATTTAAAGACGCGGACAATAAAATTAAGCTTGAGCGCGTGTTTATCGACGAGCTTAAAGTAGACACCTATGAAGCTTTATACGGCGAACCCCGCCAACTACACCAAGTAAAATACATTCATAAAGACGTGCTTATTTCCATGTTTCCTGACAAGGAAGCAGACATTCGCGCTGCAACTGACACTCGAACTCTTGCTGCTTACCAGTCCAACAGCACCGAAACCACGTCACAAATGATTCGCGTGGTCGAAAGCTGGAGGCTGCCCACAGGCCCAGACAAAGAAGACGGCTTACACACTATTTGTATTGATGGCCTTATGCTCAGCAAAGAAGAGTATGACAAGCACTATTTTCCGTTTTTGTTCTGGCGCTGGGGTGTTAGACCCGTTGGATTTTTTGGTCAAGGCTTGTCAGAGCAACTAACTGGTATTCAACTTGAGATTAATAAAATTTTACGCACAATTCAAATTTCTATGCACTTGGTTAGCGTGCCTAAAATCTTTGTGGAAGCCAGTTCTAAAGTTGTGTCTAGCCATTTAAACAATAAAATTGGTGGTATTATTAAATATGTGGGCCAGCCGCCTGTAGAAGGCAAACTTGGCACAATTCCACCCGACCTATTTACACATTTAGACAGACTATATGCCCGTGCGTTTGAAATTGCCGGAGTTAGCCAATTGTCTGCTATGGCCTCTAAGCCGCAAGGACTAAACTCAGGAAAAGCACTACGCGAATATAACGACATTGAATCTGAGCGTTTTATGGCCGTGGCCCAACGCGATGAGCAAGTTGCCATCGATGCCGCCCGTATGTTTATTGACATTGCGAAAGAAATTGACGAAGACATTGAAGGTGGATTTGAAGTCAAAACGCAAGGTTCGAAAAGCCTGGAGCGAATAAAGTGGAAAGACGTGGCCCTGGAAGAAGACGCCTATATCATGCAATGCTTCCCGGTGAGCGCACTCAGCAAAACTCCAGCGGGCCGCCTGCAAGACGTGCAAGAACTCATGGCCGCGAACCTAATCAGCCCTCAAGAAGGACTGAAACTTCTGGACTTCCCAGACCTTCAGCAATTCTACAACTTCAACAACGCGGCTCTCCACGACATCGACAGAACAATTGAACTTATGATTGACTCCGGAAAATATGAAACTCCGGAACCTTATCAAAACTTACAAGCTGGCATTGCAAAAATGCAACAAGCTTATTTGCTGTATAAATCTCAAGGTGCGCCAGAAACGCGCCTTGAACTGTTTAGACGCTGGATTGAGGATGCGGACTCGCTAATCAAACGCGCTGAACAAGAAGCCGCCCAAGCCCAAGAAGAGGCTCGCATACGGGCAGAGCTTGCCGCAAATCCAGCCCCTCCTGCTGCTCCTGCGCCAATCCCGGAAGCGGCTCCTGAAGAAGTACCCGTGGTCGATGAGACCGCTTTGCCTGTTCAATGATGAACTGCAATAACAAGTGAGGTAAATATGTCAGACGTAGGAAATGCGGACCAATCTCCAGCAGTGGTCACCGATGTAGTCGCGGAAGGTACAATTGTGCCTGCTGCTGCTACTGAAAATATTGTTGCGGAAGCCGCAGCTAAACTTGCTGATGCTGCGCCCCTGGAAGAAGAAAAAAAGCCAGAAACACAAGAAGACCAGCGCTTTGCACAAAAGTTTGCGGCACTTTCTCGGAAAGAAAAACAAATCCGGGACCGTGAGCGACAAATGCAAGCTCAAATGGCCGAGTATCAAAAGAAACTTGAACAACTTGAAGCTGAGCGTAAAGAAGTTGAAAAATACAAAGAAATGCCGAAGCGCCTAAAGCAAAATGCTTTTGAAGTGTTTAAAGAAGCAGGCATGAACGAAGAAGACGTTATTAAGCTTCTTGCTAACAATGGTAAAATGACCCCTGAAATGGAGCGAGCAGAACTTGAAGCTCGTATGGAAGCCAGGTTAGCCGAGTTGCAAAAAAAGCTTGAGGAAAAAGACCAACGCGAACAAGAGGAAAAGCTCAACAGCACTCTTAATGCGTTCGTTTCTGAGCTTACTGATTTTGTAAACAACACCCCCGATTATGAACTGATTCGTGCCGAAAACGGTATAGAATTAGTTTACCAAGTTATTGAACAACACTACGCCCGTACCCTTGAAGAGACGGGGGAAGGCGAAGTGCTCAGTAACAAGGCCGCCGCAGATTTGGTAGAAGAGTACTACCTAAACCAAGCAAAAAAAATGGTAGACCGTGAAAAAGTCAAAAAACTGTTAACACCGCCGCCCGCCCCCGTTGCGGCTCCAAAGGGAAAGCCGACACCCACGCTTTCCAACACGCAAGCTTCGGTCGTGCCGTCTCAAACGAAGCCAAATTTAAGCAAAGAGGAGTCGCTTAAACAAGCTGCTGCTCTTATCCGCTGGGAAGACTAAGCGAACTCGAAGCCCGGATGAAAATATGCTGACTACCGGGTAGAGTAAAGTTGGCAAAACTTAACTTTTTTAAAAAGGACTATTTATGTCTTTAGATTTAACCTCATTTGCTGCGGCGCTCAAGCAGCACTATACGGACGACCGTATTGAGAACATGGTGTATGCGGATTAAGTGGTAGTCCCCCTGTACAAGTAATTGACAGGTGAAAACTGGGCAAAATCGGTGAAACTCCAAATAGTATTGGACAACCCCGAGGTAATATAGTAAAATAAAAACTACTATAAACCGTAACGCATAGGAAATGAACCTTGTACTGCGCCGTATGTAATAAAAAATTAAGAAAAGACAACACAATCGGTATGTGTAGAAAACATCGATGTTTGTCAGATTCTAGAAAATTATATATGGTTAATTATATGGGTGCGAATAGAAAAGAATTGCTTTTGTATAAGCGAAAGTATGGTAAGGCAAATAGGGCAAAATTTAATACCCTAAAAAAAGAAGCTTATCATTCAGACGTAAATACAAAACTTAGAGTGTCGCTACGAAATAGGATTAATAAACTAATTCGTAATCGGCAAAAAAAAGGCTCCGCAGTTTATGATTTGGGCTGTTCTGTAGAAGAACTTAAAACATGGCTTGAATCAAAATTTAAACCAGGAATGACCTGGGAAAATTGGGCATTAAATGGGTGGCATATTGACCATGTCATTCCACTGTCTAGTTTTGATTTGACTGATAGGGCGCAATTTAAAAAAGCATGCCATTATACAAATCTTCAGCCACTTTGGTGGCATGAAAATTTAAAGAAAAGTGCAAGACTATAAATTTCCCACGAGTGTCCGGCATCCGACTAGGATGATGATGTATGCTGACCTTACTGGTAACAGTAAGAAGTAAGGGATAAAAAGCCTTTACGATAACAAAGTGAACCCGCTGCTCGCTATGCTGAGCAAAATGCAAGATTTTGGTGGTAAGAATCTTCCGATTCCCATCATTTTCGGTGAATAGGTTGCCGAAATAAAATTGGACAAAAACGGTGAAGGCTGAGATGCTAATACCGTGCTAATCTAAGATGTAAAAAGTTTTAGACAGTGTAACGACTAGACCATGAACCCTGCACAAGCAGGAATAAAATTGGTCCACGAGTGTCCAACATCCTAAAAGGATGAAAATATAGTCTGAACTTTAGTAAATTGAAACTAAAGAAGCAAAGGATAAAAAGCTTTTGCGATAACAGGTTGAACCCCCAAAACCGCTCTGCTACGTTTAGCACGGCTGTTGCTGGTACGACTAACTCGCAGTTGAAAGACTTCGTGTTGACTCGTAACAAAGATTATTCCATTGCCTCGATTGATAACGAGACTTTGGAAGCCTCAAAAGGCAACTCGAATGCTTTCTTGGAAGCAGCGACTGTCGAGATTAATTCGGTCTCCTTTTTGCAGTAATGCAGAATGTAAAATTGGTCAAAAACGGTGGAACTTCAGAGTAATTACTGGACAATACCGTGCAAATGTGTTAGGGTAAAATATAACACACTGTGTAGAGCATAGGAGTTGAACCTTTGAAAAAAGAACAAAATACTCCCACGAGTGACCAACACCCTGCCCTAAAGGGTGAAAATATATGCCGACCTAGTGAAAGCAAAGTGTGCATTGGTTGTTTGCAGTCTAAACTGAAAGTAGAGTTTAACAGCAAGCAAAGCAGATGTAAAGTTTGTCAAAGTGTTTATAAAAGCCATTATTATGTGAAAAATAAGTTGCATATAAATGGAAAAAGTAAAGCTTGGCGAGCAGCAAATCCTGAGCAGAATCGAAAAATGATTAAAGCTTGGGAAACTGCCAATAGAGAATATGTTAGAGCATGTAAAAACCGTTATGTAAAAGAATATAAAAAAACAAACCCAGAAGCAAAAGTTGTTTTTAATATTCGACGCCGATTAAACGATGTGTTAAAAGGTAGAAAGCATAAAAAAACGTTAGAACTGCTCGGATGTTCTTTAATGGAACTAAAACTATACATCGAAGCTAAATGGACAGTTGGAATGACTTGGGAAAATTATGGACCTGCTGGATGGCACATTGACCATATATTTCCTTTGTCTAAAGCAAATTTGCTAGACCCAAAAGAAGTGGAAAGAGTTTGTCATTATACAAATTTGCAGCCACTCTGGGCTTTAGATAATTGCCGAAAATCCAACAAACTTTTGTGATTACTAGAAGCAAAGGATAAAAAGCCTTTGCGATAACAGCGCCGCGATGGCGCAATGCAATCCATCACGCGTTCGCTCGCCGTTGCTCTTTACGGCACGGGCTCTGGTTCTATTGGTCAGTGTAACGCGTCCGCTACGGGCACGTCGCTGCAATTGAAACAGGCTGATGACGTCACTAACTTTGAAGTCGGCATGGAACTTGTGTTCTCGACTGCAAACGGTGGCGGCTCAGTTAAGTCTGGTAGCGTTAGCATCGTTGGTGTTGACCGCGATACTGGTGAGTTGACTGTGGACGCGCTTTCTGCCATTGCTTCTGGCGCGGGCGTTGCTGCTAACGACTACATCTTTGTTTCGGGCGATTACGACCTCAAACTTAAAGGACTTCGCGCTTGGGTTCCGGACACTGCTCCGACCAGCACTCCGTTCTTTAGCGTTGACCGTACTGCTGACAAAACCCGTCTTGGTGGTATCCGCTTTGACGCGTCTGCTATGCCGATTGAAGAAGGTTTGGTTGCTGCTGCTTCTCGCGCTGCTCGCGAAGGCGCTAAGCCCACTCATTGCTTCATGAACCATGTGGACTATGCTAACCTCGAGAAAGCATTGGGCTCAAAAGTTCAATACGTTGACCTCAAGGTTAAAGCGGACATTGGTTTCCGTGGAATGGTCATTAACGGTCCCCGTGGTCCGATTAATGTTATTCCTGACCAAAACTGTCCCGCTGGCCGTGCGTTCATGCTCCAAATGGACGTGTGGAAGCTCTACAGCCTTGGTAAAGCTCCGCGCATTTTGGACACTGATGGTCTGAAAATGCTGCGTGAAGCTGCCGCCGATGGCGTGCAAATCCGCGTTGGGTACTATGCTCAATTAGGTTGCCGCGCTCCGGGCTGGAACGTCAACATTAAACTTAGCTAATACTTTCGGGTATTTAGACTAGTTTGGCCTCCTGGAGTATGAGCTTCAGGGGGCTTTTTTATATCTGCTCTGTATCATTTTTTGCTCATTTTACCTAATAAATACTCCTATGTGAAAGAATAATATTCTTTAGCTGCGGCAACAATTGTGTTGGCCCCAGACTAAACGAAAGAGGATAAATCTATCGCTAACCGTAATTTCAATCGTTTTCAGGCTTTGGAAAAAGAAGTAAAAAGCTTGTATGCTGAAGTGGCTATTGGCTCTTCTGGAGCACCCACTCTTACCCACGGTCTTGGTATTGCTTCTGTTAGCAGAACGTCACAAGGAAACTATGACATTGTGCTACAAGATATATACAATCGTTTGATGCACGTTTCTATTACCCAACTTCAAGCTGGGACTCAAGGCCTTCATTATGTGCTTAACGCAGAAGCTGTGGCAACCGCGTCGTCAAAAACAATCAGTTTTCACACTGTAGACGCCGCTGCTTCTTCTCCGGACCCGGCAAATGGAAGCGTTCTTTATATTCGCATTGACCTTAAAAATTCTAGCGTTGTTTAATCGGACGTCCACATGATGATGTCGGATGACAAAAACAAAAAGCAGGCGACTATGATTATCGCCAGCATGGCTAAGCCCAACCCGGAAATGGAGTCTGAACAGGCTCCAAAACCGGAAGACGAGCTTTCCTATGTTGCGGAAGAAATCATGTCTGCTTTTGAGAAAAAAGACGCGAAAGCTCTTGCGGAAGCTTTGAAGTCCTTTTACACATTGTGTGAAGACTGCGAACCTTCTGAAGAGTCTGAGGCTGAATAATCTTTTTAAACCAGGCTAGGCTTTAACTGGCCTGGTTTAGCTTTCTAGGACTTTAAATGTCAATTACCCTTGCGGAGCTAAAAGCACAAGCTAGGCAGCGTTCAGACATGGAAGATTCCACGTTTGTACGTGACGCTGAACTCACTGCTTATATAAATAGTTCCATTGCTGAGCTGCATGATTTGCTTATTGCCGCTTACAACGAAGACTATTATCTGGAAGAAGTGCAGTTTGCTGCCACAACTTCTTTAACCTATGATTTGCCAAACGGCACAAACTATTCTGCTGCGCCCAAGTTCTACAAGCTTCGGGGCGTGGATGTTAAGCGCGGTACTGGCAATGATTGGGCGACTGTTAAGCGTTTTAATTTTAATAGACGCAACGAACAAGAAATCGGAACAGTACTTTCTGCGTTTGGTCTACCTTATTTAGAGTATAGACTGACTGGAAGCAAACTACGTCTTAATCGAACGCCCGATTCTGGGCTTACTTTTCGCATTTTTTACTATCCAGTGGCACAAACACTTGCCGACGATACCGACACCTTTGACGACATTAATGGTTTTGCAGAATATGTGATTGTTGATGTTGCGATTAAAATGCTCAACAAGCAAGAATCCGACGTCACCGTGCTCATGGCTCAAAAAGAAGAGCTTAAAAGACGAATTGAAGCCTTGGCTAAAGACCGAGACGTTAATGAGCCTGAATCTGTGACTGATATTTACGCAGAAGAGACTGAAACTTCACTTTTTGGACGGTACTAATGTCTGGCATACGCGGCTTTAAAAAAGTTGCAAATGCCAGTCCGGATACGCAAGCACTGCAAGACCGGCTAGATGAGTTTTTTGCTCCGTTTATGCTATGCTCGTTGCTAAATGGGCAGCAGTTAAAGAGCATTGAACTAGTTCCTGGAAGTGCAAACCAAGTGTCACATAAGCTTGGTCGTGAGATTTTGGGCTACATCGTTGTTAGAAATAGAGCGCAAAGTAAAATTTGGGACACGCAAGATACAAACGCACTTAAGAAATCGTCGCTGTTGCTCTGGACAGACGCTACAACGACCATAGATATTTGGGTATATTAATGGCAACTCCATACATGAACCTTTCACTTCCTACTCCTACTGTGACTATTGGCCCGGACTGGGCTGAAGAACTAAACACAGCTTTGGAGTCGGTAGACGCACATGACCACACCTCCGGAAAAGGTAGAAAAATTGTAACTGCGGCCATAAATATTGACGCAGATTTGCAAATGAATGGCTTTAAGCTCGACAATATTCCCAGTTTGCAACTTAATGAGCTTGTGAGCCCTGTTTCTGGTATTGGTGCGGAAAATTCTATTAGTTCGACTGGCGATTTGTGGTTTACCAACGGCTCTGGCATTGCAGTACAGATTACGTCAGGTGGCAGCGTGGTAAGCACGCCAACAAGCCTTGAGACTGTGCAATATACTGAAGTCAACACTGATTTGATTGTTGGTTCTGGCGACCCTTATGTATTTTTGGACGTTGATACCAGTGCTGCCCGGTCAATAACATTGCCTTTAGCTGGTTCTGTGTCGGCGGGCCGTTTATATGTTGTTAAAGATGCATCGTTGCTCAGCGAAACAAACACTCTGACTGTGCTTGCTTCCGGCAGCGACACCATTGACGGTGCGGCTTCTGTGACTATTACTTCGGACGGCGGAGCGCTATTTTTTGTTGGCAATGGCGTTGACGGTTATAAAGTTTTTTAAAGGACTAAATGGCACTTCAAACTCAATTGATTCCGGTCAAATTTGGACAAGGAATCGATACAAAAACTGACCCCAAGCAGCAATTGCTTGCCACGTTTCGGAAGGCCAAAAACGTAACGTACGAAACCATTTCTGCGATTAAAAAACGCAATGGTTATGATGTTGTGCCTTTATACACGGTCGGTAATGAATATTTGATTTCCGCACAAAAGATTGTTACATTTAAAAACGAACTGGACATATTTTCAGACAACGTAATCTATAGTTTTTCCGACGCTGTGCAGAAATTGGCTCCAAAAGGTCCAGTTTATCCAGTTTATACTACTAGTACTCCGGTTATAAACGCAGCGTCAAGTTGTGTGTCTTCGGATGTGGTGGTTGTTGGCAATTTAGAAGTTCACGCCTATGCCACTGCTGCAAACGAGGCCCGATACAGCATAAAAGACAGTACCAACGGCTCGTTTTTGGCTTCTAACAACTTGTTGGGTGCGGGCGAGCAGGTAAAAGTTGTTGCAGTTAATAATGTGGCTTTTATCTTTTATTCTAGTGGCGCGACAATTAACCTGCGGCGCGTATCGCTAACCATGCCAGAAGTTGCCGAGACCGTGGTGCCAGTTGCAAACAATCTCAACACATCTGGAAAAGTTTGGGACGTTGAAACAGTTCAAAATAAGATTTTTCTTGCCTACAATAGTTCGGTAGCTGGCGCCAGACTTCGGATTGTGGGAATAAACGCAGACGGGACGGTCGGAACAGGGCTTGGAGTCCCGACTACGCCTGATTCTGCGGCCATAACAGTGCTTGCTGACTCTGCATCTCGGATTAATGTGCTTTTTGCCTCGGCAACTGAGCTTCGAGTGCTTCAAGTTAATTTTCTGCTTACAACAATAACTGTGGCCTCTACGGTGGTTGACGCAACTGCTGGAGTCGCAACTATTGGTGCTTTGGAAACTGCATCTGGCGAATATAAGCTTTGGTATGAAGTTGCCGGTGCCAGTCCCATATATAATTACATAAAAACTGCGCAAATTGACAACATGGGTGCGGTAACCGTGGCACCAAGTGTGTTTGTGCGTGGGCTTGGTCTTTGGTCTAAGCCTTATTATGTGGGGACTGCCTCGTTTATTCCGACTGTGTTTGGCTCCGAACTTCAATCAACTGCGTTTGTTCTAGATGAATCTGCTAATGTTGTTACAAAAGCGGCGCCTGAAACTAGTTCTGGACTTATTACTGTGGGCTCGTTGCCGCATACAATGAAGATTGCCGATGACCAGGCACTAATCAGTTCACGGTACGCCACTCGAATTCAAGCAGAAAATGAAGATTTTTTTAGTGTGCTAGGAGTTGCAAGCACGGTTATTAGTCACGTTGAGGACAATCCGTTGCAAACTGCAACCCTTGGGGACAACCTCCACATTTCTGGCGGCCTGTTACGTGCTTACGACGGTGATGAACTGGTTGAACACGGCTTTAACATGTTCCCTGACGCTATTACTGCTGGTACGAATGCTGCGTCTGGCGGATTTATGTCCAATGGCAACTACGGTTTTGTTGCAGTGTATAAATGGACAGATAACTATGGCCAAGAACATCGCAGTACGCCGTCGCCTAATTTGGATGTAACGCTTGCTGCTGGCGGGTCTACTCAAACGCAACAAATAGTAGTGCCAACCTACAGACTAACAGATAAGTCAGAAGTTACTATTGAGATTTACCGCACCGAAGCGTCTGGGTCAGTTTATTATCTGACTGCCAGTGCCTCCAACGACACTACTGTTGACACGGTCACAATAACTTGCACAGAAGCGGACTCAACTCTTATTGCAAAGCTGCCCCTATATACAACGGGGGATGTGCTTGCAAATGGACAGGCCCCCAGTGCTAGACTGCTTGCAGTTCACACGTCTTCTAACCGCATATTTGCCATAGCTGAAGACGACAATCTGCTTATTTATAGCAAAATCCGAGACCAAGGAAAGCCTGTAGAATGGAATCCTGCGCTTGTAAAGCCGGTTGATGCTATTGGTGGTCCTGTGACTGCGCTTGCAAGCATGGACGAAAAAATGGTTGTGTTTAAGCAGTCGGCAATCCTGTTTATTGCGGGTAGCGGACCTAATAACCTTGGTCAACAAGATTCGTTTACTGAACCTGAGCGAGTAGCTATTGACGTTGGTTGTACAGACCCGTCGAGCGTAGTGCTTACCCCCAATGGCCTTATGTTTAAAAGCAGTAAAGGTATTTATTTGCTTAGCCGGTCTATGAGCCTTCAATATATTGGTGCCCCGGTTGAAGAATATAACGCACTTACAATCACAAGCGCCAAGCTGGTCAGCACAAACAACCAAGTGCGATTTACCACCCTAGACGGCGATTGCCTGGTTTACAACTATTTGCTTGGACTTTGGAGCACGTTTGACAACCACCAGGCAAAAAGTGCGGAAATAGTCGGCACCTCATACTATTATGTCCGCACAGACGGGTCATTGTTCAAGGAAAACGCAACTAGTTTTTCAGACAACGGTAGCCCCATATCTATTTTAATTGAAACGGCCTGGATAAGCGTTGCTGGGCTTCAAGGCTTCCAACGGGCCTATAAAATGCTCGTTTTGGGGGACTACAAGTCAACCCATCAACTGCGAGTCCGGGCTGCTTATAACTTTGTGAATGCGTGGACCCATGAAAAAATTCTTAATCCGGTACCTGATATTGTGTCCGGTAGTACTTATGGCAGTGTTAGTCCTTATGGCGAAGAGTCAGTGTACGGCGGTGAAGCAAGCCCCTATCAGGCCAGATTTGACTTTGAAAAGCAGAAATGCCAGTCCATTAAACTGCAATTCCAGGACTTGCAAACCGTGGCCGGGGAAGGACTGAGTTTAAGCGCTTTGACCATGGAAGTCGGAACCAAAAAAGGACTGTATAAGCCTGGTCAGGCAAAAATTAAAGGAGTTTCTTGACATGCTTGAAAAAGTGTGCTATAATGCAGCTCCTATGTGGAAAGCCTATATCAAGGAACGAGAAGGCGCTGAAATCCTGGAGCTGGAGCATGGATTTGCAATTGTGCGACCCCTTCAGGACTGCCTATATTTACAAGACATTTATGTGGCACCGGAAATGCGTAAAACTGGTTATGGTCGCCAAATTTTGGAAATCGTAGAAGAAACAGCGCTTAAAATGGGATTTAGCAAAGTGCTTGGAAGTTGTTCTCCTGGCGCTGCCGGTTCCACAGTCAGTATTAAAGCAATTTTAGCATGTGGATTTGAACTAGAGTCTAGCGATAAAGACATTATTTACCTTGTAAAAAAACTAAAAAGCCATAAGGACACATAATGGGTTCTGTTTTTAAGAAAAAATCTGTTCCAAGGCTCGACATGAGCAAAATGGACTACCGACAAGCGGTTGAAGACCGGGTTAAGCCTGCAAGAGACGCTCAACTTGCGCTACTCCAGCAACTTGAAAAGCAAACTGGGGGACAAGGTCCATCGCTTGCTGATGCGGAAATGCGTGCCGCCACAAACAGAAACCTGTCGCAGTTGCTTGCTGCTACCGCTGCTTCTCGTGGAGTGCCTGCTCAATCCGCACTTATGTCGGCAAGCGGAGCTGCTGGGCGAAGCCTGGCAGAAGCCACTGGTAAAGCTCGTGCGCAAGAAATTGCTAATTTACAAGCTTTACGTGGCAACACAGCTCTTTCGCAACAAGGTCAAGATTTAGCTCAAGTTATGCAACCAGGTCAAGTGCTTGCTACCGGAGAACTAAAACGATTTGCTGGAGATGTACAACGAGTTAATGCTAACACTGATGCACAACGGCGATTGCTAGGCACCATGATTGGAATGGGCGGTAAAATACTTGCTTCCAAGTCTAGCCCTGACAACAAAGATAGTGATGTGTTGAGCGCTGCGTGTGGCGGTGAAGTGCCGGGCTATGCTGAAGGTGGAGATAATCCTGAAAACGATGTTGTGCCTGCAATGCTAAGTCCTGGCGAAATTGTGCTTCCGCGCTCCGTTACAAAAGCTGAAAATGCACCTGCCAAAGCCAAAACTTTTGTAGAAGCACTTATGAAAGAAAAGCAGTCGGACAAAAAATCTCCAAAAAGCTTTTTAGACGTGCTTCAAGCTAAGAAGCGAGGCTAACCATGGGAAAAATTTTTGGTGGAAAAAAAGGCGCCGGTCCTCAAATTGACACTGCGCGTACCGACTTTCGACAAGCGGTGCAAAACCGAGTAGCGCCGTCTAGAGAAAACAATCTACGACTTATTTCTGAGCTTCAAGCCACGTCTCAAGGTCAGGGTCCAAGCTTTGGCACGCAAGCACTGGAAAAAACCACTCGCCGGAATTTGGCACAAACTCTCGCTGCTGCGTCTGCGGCCCGAGGACCTTCTGTTGCTGCGTCAAAGCGCTCTTTAATGTCTCAGGCCGGTGCCGGTGCACGAAATGTGGCTGAGCAAGGTGCGATTATTCAAGCACAGGAGCAGCAGCAGGCTCAAAAGGTATTGTCGCAATTGGCTAATTCGCAGCAGCAGCAAGACCTGCAACAAGTAATGCAACCTGGAGAAATACTGGCGCAAGCAGAGCAAGCGCGGTTTCAAAACGCGCAAGACCAAGCTGCCCGTGATAGGGCTTTTGCTGGGCAAATGGGCGGAGCGCTGCTCGGAACTGTTGGTGCGATTGGCGGAGCAATGGCCGGGCCTGGTGGTGCGAAAATGGGGCAACAGTCCGGACAAGCTACCGGAAGTGCTGTGGGAGAAATGCTTAGTGACAAAACGCAAAAAAAGGATATCAAGCCTGCAAGCAACTCTGTAAATTCTTTTTTGGAAGCGTTAGCGGCTAGAGAATTTGCCTACAAAAATGAGTCTGCTCCAGGAGCTGCGCCTGGCCACCGAGTTGGTATAATGGCGCAAGATTTGGAAAAATCAAAACTTGGCAAGTCTATGGTTAAGCCTGGACCTGCTGGAAAATCAGTGGATATTGCGCAGGCGCTTGGTGCGTCATTAGCCGCAAATGCCGAACTACATAAACGTGTTAAGAAGCTTGAGAATAAGGAATAACCATGGCAAACGAATCGGAAGACTTAAGCCCAGCAGAATTAGATGCAGCTACGCCTGCCGTGGATAATTTGTCGGAGTTACCCATTGAGCTGCAACAAGAAGCAGTGCAATCCGGGATGGTTGTCCCACCTGTTGAGCAGGCTATCCAAGACGTCCAAATGCTTCAAAATAATAATGTTGCAACAGAGCCATTGAATATGGCCGCTGCCGAGCTTACAAGTCCCCAGCAACAAGCTTTGTCCGCATATTTGTCAGGAAAGCCTAAAGCAAAAATTTTACCGCCTGATGACCCATACGCTGTAAAATTGGCTCAAGAAGAGCAGCAAAGACAGCAACTTTCCAACGTACTTCAACAATCTGCTCCAACTGTTCCAAGCCCTGCGCCTATAAATGATGCACTTCCTCAGCAAGTTGTGCAAGAAATGACTGTGGCAACTACCCCCACAGAAATTGAGGCAATGGAGTCAATTAGACGTCATTTTGCTCCCGTTAGGAGAAAAATCGCAGATAGTGAGGCTAAAAAACTTGCTGAAGAAGAAACTGCAAATTATTTAGAACAAGAAAAAGTCCGCCAACAAGCAATCCAAAATGAAATGTCAGCAATGGACAAACGCGATGCTGAGTATGTTCGTGCTGGAAGTTTTGGCGAAATTATGCGTAACGGTTCGTTTGGCAATAAAATTCTTGCTGGACTTGCAGTTGCACTTGGCGGATTGTCTCAAGGTTTGACCGGTGCTGCAAAAAACCCAGTATTGGAACTTTTAGACGCAGAAGCCGATAGACAAGCGCAAAAAGACAAGCTGACTGCTGAGCAAAAGCTTCAACTACGCGCACAACTTCTCGACAGTGCTAAAAACGTGGTTGCCGCTGCAAATAACCGTTATCAAAACCAAAACACACAAGACAGACTACAACTTGAATATGATAAGATCGCCGGAGCGTTTGACCAAACTATGCAAAGAATGGCTGCTTCGTACAAGAACACGGCTTCCACTACTTATTTAGCTAATGTTCAAAGTTCTACTGGAATTCCTATACAAGGTACTCCGCAAGAA